GTTACTGGCGGAGTTATGCAAGTTAGATTAACTGGTAACTCAAGTACATTTGGTGGTAAAGATTATATTACATCTGGAAATTCAATTCAAGCTGGAACTGATACACAAATTACTTTATCAAATACTGATACAGCATTGAGTAACGCATACATAGGAATGGCAATTGTTATTACTAGTGGTAAAGGTGCAGGTCAGATTGCATACATCGACACATATAATGCTGGAACAAAAATTGCTACAGTTAAAAAACCAAGCGATGATACTGCTGGTTGGGATCACATGATTAGTGGTACAGCTATTGAAACATTATTAGATAACACAACAACATATCAAGTTGAACCAAGAGTAACGTTTTCAGCACCAAGCGGTGATGGATCAACAAGTTCAGTTCAAGCCCAAGCAAGAGCAAAAGTTGTTGATGGAAAAATAACTGAGGTTAGAATTTTTAATCCAGGTTCTTCTTATACAGCAACTCCAACAGTAACATTTACTGATCCTAATAATACAGCAGATGCACTTTATGAAGTCTTTATTGGCGACGGTGTTTTAACACAACCTACTTTTACTGATGCAGGAACAGGATTTACAACTGTAACAGCTACAGTGGCTGATGCAGGTACTGACAAAACTATTGCAGGAGTTTCATACACAGCTAATCCATATGCAGTAGTGTTACTTGAAGCAAATAAAGAGTATGTTAAAGATGAAGTTAATGCATGGATTACACAACAAATAGCAAGTGGCTCACCAAGTATGTGGGGAGGATTTGTTCATGATGCAATTAAGTGTGAAAGAGATGTAGGATACTTGGTCGATGCATTTGTACATGATTTAAAATATGGTAGTAACTCAGAAACTATTAGATCAGCTAGAACATATTGGATAGGTGAAAGATTTGTTGGAGGTGAAAGAGCTCAAATAGTTGAAGCATACGAGCAAATGAGAGATATTATTGTAACTTATATTTTAACTAATACTGCACATTCTTCACTACAGTCAGTTACATCACAAACTACAAATGCTAATAACGGTGAAGCGGCGTCTGTTACTAAAACAGGTGAATTAATTAGTATTATTACACAAGTTGTACAACATGGACTATCAGTTCTTCCAACTAACGGTAGTAACGGTATAGTAGATATTACAGTTACAGGACATAATATGAATGCTAGAGATAAAGTTGCAATAACAGAAATAGTAGGTACAAATCAACTTAATGCTAATTCATATTATGTTGATGTTGTTGATGTTGATACATTAAGGCTGTTTGTAGATAAAGATTTATTATGGCCAGCTGTAGGAACTACTTTCTCTGCGTATATATCAGGCGGTACTGCTAATACTGGCGCTGGATATAGAGATCAAAAACAAGATGGAAAATATGTTCAAGTTGAAGGTATGTTATCAATACCACAAGCAGGATCAAATGTACAATTTACTACAAATACAAATACTTGGTATAAACTTGTATCTGTAACGAACTTAAATGGTAGTGGACCATACTCAGCACTATTACAATTAAGTCCAAATATAGAAATTCCAAATTCGCCTGGACACGGTGAAAAATTAGAAATAAGAATTCGATATAGTCAAGTTCGATTAACGGGACATGACTTTTTGGATGTAGGAACTGGTAACTTTACTAGCACTAACTATCCTGGAATACCTGCTACACCATCAGATCAAACAGATGAAACTGTTGAAAGTGGTGGCGGAAGGGTGTTTATGACATCAACGGACCAAGACGGTAACTTTAGAGTTGGCGACTTGTTTACAGTTGAACAGGCCACAGGTATTGCTACTCTAAATGCTGATGCATTTAGTATATCAGGCTTACAAGAACTTCAATTAGGAAGTGTTGCATTAGGTAGTACAGGCGCTGTTATTAATGAATTTAGTACAGACGGTACTTTTACTGCAAATAGTGACAGTATTGTTCCAACACAAAGAGCAATTAAGACATATATCACGTCCCAAATTGGTGGCGGTGCTTCTGAATTGAATGTAAATAGTGTAACAGCTGGAGTAATTAATATTCAAGGTAACACTATTACTACAACGACAGGTGCTTTAATAAATACTACTGCTGTAATGCACTTCTCTGGGGGAGTTAGTGGAGCCCCAGTTGCAATGCAACAGTTTTTACTAAGTTAAGAAAGGTTAAAGGAGAAACAAAATGGCCACAGGAAGATTAGGACACGCGGATTTGGCGGCAGGTGCTTACACTTCTTTATATACTGTACCTGCTAACACAAATGCAATTGTTAGTGTGAATATGGTTAATAGAGGATATTCAGCAATTACCATCAGAATTGCAACAACTACCGGTGCCACTCCGTTGGCAAGTGAGTTTATCGAGTATGATGTAGAGTTACTGTCAAAGGGTGTCATGGAAAGAACAGGTATTGCATTATCGGCAGGGCAAATACTTGTAGTTTATTCGTCTGCCGTAAGTGTAAGTGCAGTATGTTTTGGTATTGAAACATCGACTGTATAATGATAAATACATATAACAAGTTAGTTAAAGGATAAAACACAATGGGAAGATACATATCAACAACTGGAACTAGTAGTGCGGTAATAGTAGAGAAATCTACTACGTATACTGCTAAAGTTAATGAAAGGGTCTTAGCCAATACTTCGGGTGGTGCATGGACATTAACTATGCCTGCTAATGCATCGTTGTTGGTAAACGATGTTGTGCAAGTTATCGATCCTACAGGAAGTTATTCAAGTAATAATTTAACTGTAGCAAGAAACGGCTCAAAGATCCAAAATTTGAATGAAGATTTAACCATGAACATTAACAACGTAGCTATCACCTTTATATACACAGGTGCTACTTACGGTTGGGTAATGTCTGGTACTTAAGATAGAGGAAAATTGTAAATGTCAAGTTTAAGTTCGTTACTAGGCGATGTTACCGGAGGTAGTTCGGTACCAACCAAAATATTTTATGTATATAATAACAACAGAGGCATAACTAATGGCGGTTGTTGTTGTGGATGGACGGTACCAGCTGGAATCAGAAACGCAACCTTTGAATTATGGGGTGGAGGCGGAGCAGGCGCAGGCGCATGTTGTTGCCAATGGCCAGTTCAAGGTGCAGGCGGAGGTTCGTATGCAATTCGTACAGTAACTTCAGCGGCAGGTACAACATTGGCAGGTAACGTATATACAATTTGTGCGGCAGGAAATGGCTCATGTTGTCAAGCTCATTGTTTAGGGTATAATGGTTATACTTCTTTCGTTACTGGCTCAAGTATTCCTACAACATGTGCAGGTCCAGGGTGCGGAGGCAAAACAATGTGTCACGGACTTTATGCCTACAATTGTTGTCATGGTTGCCATGTTATTGATAGTCGTGTACAGGGAGATTTACGCTTTGGACATGGACGTGATGGTTCAATGATGACTCACTACTGTCACAATCAAATGTGGGAACAAGTAGGAGGAGGACCTAAGACTAGTTCAAGTAGAAAAGGTAAAGACTCTTGTATACCACCAATGTATTGTACAGGATGTGGTTGGGGTTGTTCAGATGATTATCCATCAGGTGGTAGTTTTAGTGCAACAGCATGTGGCGGAGGATGTTGTTGGGGACAATGGAGCTCCGGAGGAATGGTTAAAATATCATATAGTTAATATATGGACCTAACTAAGAAATGATAAATATAAAGGTATAAGGATACAAATTATGAAGCAAATTACTAAAGATTTTACATACGATATACCCGATGAGTATTTGGCACAAACAAATGCTGATGGGAATACCGCGACAGCTTCTTATACAGGTCCAGAGAAATTATGGGTTTTTGTAGACGAAGCGTCGAATAAAAACAAAAGTGACGCAATGCAAATTGACGAAAACTGGGACGACAACGGAATGCCAGCACCAGATGGGCAAGTTAAATGTGAACTAGATTGTAAAGGTGCAGATACTTTAATTTGTGCAATCTTTTTACCTCACTCAGTTACATTAACCCAAACAGATATATCAGTTGATTTACCAGAAGATTATGGAACGTATGTTCATGCATGGCCTCCATATCCAGATCACGCTTATGAAAGAGAATTAATAAAATATAAACCAGAGACTGCAACAGTAGATAATACTAACGGTGATAATATGCACAGAGACGGCGACTGGGAACTAACTTGGAAACAACCTTGGGTTACTTGGGGTACAATGACTCAATTAAGAAACGATTTATTAGCAATGAGTGATGGTAAAGTATCATTTGATCAACCAGATTCAGTTAAACAACCTTGGATTGATTGGCGTAAAAAGATGAGAGATATGCCTACAGTTTGGAAACGCGGCGAAGCAGACGAATATCCAGCACATATGGTTAAATTTCCAACAGAGCCAACAAGAGGCGGCTTTGCTGATCCGCCAGCACCAGGAACAGATACTGATCCAAATGAATTATAAGATTAACGGAGAAATTAATTAAATGTCTGCATTAAGAACATTACTAGAATTAGGCGGCGACGAAGGGGCTAAATCCCTAAAAACTCTTTATATCTTCCACAGTAGTTTTGATACAACAAGAAATAGCAATCCAGGCTGTAATTGTACTTGGACTGTCCCAGCAGATACGACATGGGCGGCTTTTGAAGTATGGGGAGCTGGCGGTGACGGTGGCGGAGTTTGTTGTTGTATGCAAGGGTTTAGTGGAGGTTCAGGTAGCTACGGTCGTAAAATGGGCGAAGTAAAACCAGGATCTAGTTTTATATTATGTGCAGGCTCGGCAGGATGTTGTAGACCTACTAATACAGGCTGTCCAGGATGTGGAAGTTATGCATGTTCGGCAACTGGTTGTTGCGATGGAACATATTTTTGTCTATGTGCATCAGGCGGCGGATATGGAAGATCAGATTGTCACTTTGGAGCGGCTTCTGGAACATATTGTGGATGCCCAACTTACTCATGTGGATGTGTACAAGGGGCAGATTTTGCAATTTGTGGATTCCACGGCGGCGGCGCTGGAACATCAATGTGTGCAAGTTCAACATTTCAATTAACACAATCGGCTCCGATGGCACAAGCAGGTGCTAGAATGAGTCATGATAACTGCTATCAAACACACGGTAGAGTACATGCTGGCCCGGCAACATTCCCAGGAGGGGGTGGCGGAACAGGAAGTAGTCATACACCTTGTTATTGTGGCGGACCAGGAGCAGGAGGGTTAGTAGTTGTTTACTATACATCAGATATTTAAAGGAAGTTTATAAATTATGTCAACTTTAACAGATTACTTACCAGGATATAATCAAACAACGGCTCCACCGAAAGCCTTTACAGTTTCCTATGAATGGAATTGGGATCATAACGAAGCTTGGCCACGCCAAGCACACGGAATGCCACCACAAGGAAGATATTGTTGTACAGGTAACGGCGGAAAATGTTGTCACTGGACAATACCAGCAGGTACAAACTATGTAGTTTGGGAAATGTGGGGCGGTGGCGCATCAGGCATGGGATCATGTTGTTGTATGCAAGGCTATCCAGCAGACTCAGGTAGTTATGCTGTTAAAAGTTCAGCAGTTTCACCAGGTGATACATTTACAATGTGTGCAGGAGCGGCTACATGTTGCAGACCTAGTGCAAGTAATTATACTGGCTGTAATACTTTTGTTATGGGAACACCATCAGGATTAAGTTGTTTTTGTGCAACTGCTTGTGGTGGAATCTGTACTAACTGTTCACAATGTCACGGATACTTTGGATGTTATAGTTGTTGTATGAACTGTTATAACTGTTCACAACAACCTAATAACGTTGACTTTGGAATTTCAGGAATTAAAGGATCATCACAACGTTCACAACATTGTGGCGATAGAGGATTACAATATATACCAGTTGCACCAATGGCACAATCAGGACCAAGAATGGGACCAAATGGTTGTTGTACACGAGGCGGCGATATGTTTGGCTCATGGCCAGGCGGAGCTGGATCGAGTTCACAATCATATGCAAGTTGTTGTTGTGGTTCACCAGGGGCAAGCGGCGCGATATACGTGTTGTATTACTAGGAAAATATAAATGGCTAAATTTACAGATATAAGCGGATTTGAACACCAAGATAAATCAGAAAACCCTAATGCAAAAGAGTTCCCTCAAATTGATATTCAATTTAGTTATGATATGCCTGACAAATATCTATACCAAACAACAAAATTAGGTTTAGTAGGCCAGCATAGTTATAGAGGCCCAGATCATATGTGGGTGTTTATGGATAAGATAACTAACAAACTTGCTTCAACACCAGGACCTTGGGGCATTGAAGATGATTATATGCCACCAGCACATACGTATAAAGTATTAATTGATTGTAACGAAAATCCATTAATCTGTGAATTATTAGAGCCAGATGTTGATCAAGTATTAATTGACGGTAGAGAACAAACTATTGAAGAATTACCTGTAATTAATTCAGTTGACGGGAAACCATTTGTACATATACAACCAAAAGTACCAACACCTGATCATACATACGAAAGAGATGATGTAGAATTTAATCCAACTGGACACGATCCTAAAACAGGATTAGGCGGAAGTTGGGTATTTCCACTACCATTTAAAAAACCACACGTTAGTTGGTATTCACTAAAAAATACACGTTGGTCTAAATTAAGTGGAAGTGATCATAAAATTCAAGACGATACACCAACTGCACTTAAAACAAAATGGGAAAATTATAGAAAAGAATTAAGAGATATTCCTGAAGTTTACGGTGCGGCATTTAAAATTGAAATTACAGCTGGCGGTAGTGATTATAAAGCAGGCGACAAATTTGTTGTTGATAAATCAGTATTTGGTTTTAAAGATGAAGATTTAGAACAACCTGATGATATTCTACAACCAATGGGTTGGAGACCCGGATTTGATCATTATGATGAGAGTAATACGCATACTGGTGGACCATCAGGAACACTACCAGGTGATAATCCAGCAAGTCCAGAAGGTATAATTAACGAAGGTACTTTTGGACCGTTAGGATTAACTGAAAAACCAACACTTGATGTTACTATTATTGTTACAGAAGTTGATGGTGATGGTGTTATTACAGGTGTAAGAACACGTAATGCCTTTAATGCTAGACATATTTTTGAAGCACAAACACATACAGATGTGGCAAATACAGCAACTACTGATGCTGGTACTGGTGCAAAATTTAAATTATCCAAAGTAGTACGTTGGGATCCATGGAAAGTTAGACTGCCATTAGCACCTGACGATAAACCAGCACAATGGGAAGGTAAACAAATTAAGCGTTACCTAACTGAAGAAGAACGTGATGATCCATCAGATGGATATTATATGGATCAAATTTATGACCCAGTTCAATTAAGATTTATTCCGCCAGAATTAGGTGGAAATTACATGGCTAAAGACCTAGCTAGACTTAACCTAAGTACTAACGGTACAGCATTCGATGACGGTGATGACGATGGGTTATCGGCGGCACCAGCCAGCCCTGCAGGTAAGACTAGAGTAATGGGAACAGTTACAGCCAGAAAACAATCCTCTTAATATAAAATTCTTTAAATATCTTGCGTAACACTTATATTATTAAGTGCGAATAAATGCAAGAGGATAAAGGATGTCTAATAACAGAAATACAGCTATTTTTATAAATGGTGGCGCTGGCCGAGTAATTGCGTCAATCCCTGCTTTAGAATTATTTGCAACAGAAAATCCAGACGACGATTTTATTATTGTTTGTGAAGGCGGCACTGATTTCTACAAAGGCCACCCTGTTCTACATGCTAAAGCATACGATAACTGGCACAAAAATCTATTCCAAGAAAAATTAATTAACATGAATTTATGTACACCTGAACCTTATAGGGTTTGGGAGTATTATAACCAAAAATGTAGTATTGCTCAAGCATACGATATTGGCATTAATAATAAAGGATTAAGAGACCTTCCAAGACCAGTCCTAAGACTTAATCGTCAAGAAATGATGTTTGGTGAAAAAGTAGTTAACGAAGTTAAAGAAAAATGTAAAAAGAAACAAGCAATAGTATTCCAACCATATGGTAGAATGATTCATAACGAAAATGGAATGGTTTCAGACGGAAGTGGACGTAGTTTTGAAGCCGATAATGCTGTTAATATTGTTAGAAAACTTTCTAAAAAATATGCAGTTATACATATGGCCGAATTTCAAATGGAATTCCAAAAACATCAGATTGAAGAACCTGTAGCATCTCCAATGGGTGCTGATTTAAGAGCTTGGGCTGGTATTATTTTAGCGGCTGATTACTTTTTAGGATGTGATAGTGCTGGTCAACATATAGTTCATGCACTAGATAAAAAAGCTACAATTGTTATAGGCTCAACTTTTGCTGTTAATGTTTCTTATCCAACTGATGAGAATATGGATATTTTAGATATGGGTGAAACTAAAAGAGTATATTCTCCAATTCGTATTACTACTGATGAATGGTCTGATAGAGTTAATGATGGTATCATGCAAATGAATGACAAAATTGAAGATGTTATTATCGAATCTATTGAAAAAGGAATAAAAGGTAAAAAACAAAAGAAGGGTTAATAACTTATGAAGCGGGTCTTTGCATTCGGTTGCTCTTTTACACATTATGCTTGGCCGTCTTATGCTGACTATTTAGGATATGAATTTGATTCGTTTTCTAATTGGGCTCACCCTGGACTTGGGAATAGAGCTATAGCCCAACGTGTAGCAGAATGTAATATTAAAAATAATTTTACTAAAGATGATATTATATTAGTACAATGGTCTAGTCATATGCGTAATGATTGGCATTCATTCCAAGCATTAAACTTTGACCCTAATAGTTTTTTACATAGTTGGTTTAAAAATACAGATATAATAGGTTGGAAAACACAAGGTAGTATTTTTAGTATAGGTAATAATTTAATATACGACGATGTATGGATTGACAGATTCTGGGACGAACGAAGTTTTTTTATGTATACAATGAACGATATAGCCGCTACACAAGGATTACTAAACTCAACAGGATGTACTTGGAGAATGACATCAATTGGTGAGTTAGACAAATGCGGAACTGATTTTCCTTATCATCCCGACCACGGAGAAAGCCATAAACCAGGAAGATTGTCTATGTGGGAGCGTGAGCCTGCGTTGAAGTGCTATCAAACTGTATTCGACAACTATAAAGAGAACTGGATGTCTCCTATAGGATTGTATACGTGGGATAATCCAGATGATGCATATTGGTTCCAAGGCCCTGATGATAAAGAGCCATGGAAAGAGACACATCCTAGTCATGTACACCATTATAATTATTTAAATGATATTGTACGTCCTAGTTTAGGATTAGAAAAAGAAAACTGCAATAAACAAAAAAATTTATATAACCAATTAAGTCAATTTAGAAAAGAACATAAAGATCTTATTGGTTTTGAACAACGAATATTAGATGAATTAGTCGATATTAATACAGGATATGAAGGATTTTAAAATATGAGTAAATCGGTTTGGATTGCAGGAATAGCCAGAGGACACAATGCTGGAGTATGTCTATTAAAAGATGGTGAAGTTGTATTTGCCATAGAAGAAGAACGTTTAACAAGACAAAAATATGACGGTGCTCCTTATGCCGCTATTGTGAAAATTTTAGAATATACAGATAAACTTGATTATCTGATTGTAGCTCATACGCAATCATTACAATCATCTGCAGGAAAAATTGACTTTAGTGGTGACGATCCATATACTGGATTAGCAAGAAAGTTAGGACTAATTCAACGTGGACATAATTCATATGCGGAAAGCCATCCGCAAGTTATTGATCTAAGTCATATTCATCATAAATTACATGCCGCTTGTGCATTTTATCGTAGTGGATTTAATTCCGCAGTTGCACTTGTAGTTGACGGTGCTGGAACCTTTCTTGATTTTCGTGTTAATAACGAAGGAATGACATGTTGGGAAACTGAAAGTATTTTTGATTGCGAGTATCCAGTAACATTTAAAACACTTTATAAACATGTGGGCGTTAGAGGTCCATTAATAGGTAGTAAAATAGGAAACTTTTCTAGTGAAATGTTTGATGAGCCTGAAGGTTCCACACATATTTTACATGTCTCAGAAAATGCCGGCATTACAAAAGCATACGAAGCCGTTACAGAATATTGTGGCTTTCAATTTATTGAAGCAGGAAAAACAATGGGCCTATTTCCTTATGGAAAAGAAAATCCTAAGTGTCCGAAAATATTTAGAGATGATACAATTTACCCTATAGCAGATAGACAAGTTATTATACCTGATTATCCAAATGGTGCTCATGTTAATTATAATATGTTTACTGAACTTGCAAAAGGCGACGTTACAAGAGATGAAAAAATCGATATTACAGAATATCAAAATCGTAGAGACTTTGCTTATTCTATACAAACACAAACACAAGACGAAGTTGTAAAACTTATTAAAGAATCTGTTAAATTAAGTGGCAAAAAGAAAGTTGTAATTAGCGGTGGGTATGGATTAAATTGTGTTGCAAATTATCATTATTTAGAAGCACTTAAAGATGAAGATATTGAAATTTATGTTGAACCAGTTTCAAATGATGCTGGCACGGCAATGGGTGCGGCATTACTATGGCATAGAAAGTTAACTGGTGATACTACTGTTAACCCACAAGTTGAAACATTATATGAAGGGCCGAAATATAACTATTCCGTAGATCAAATACATGAAGTTGCAAAGAAATATAATGCTGATGTAAAAACAGCAACAATTGACGATGCTGTAACATTATTAACAGATAGAAAAATTGTAACACTATTTCAAGGAAGAAGTGAGAACGGTCCAAGAGCATTAGGAAATAGAACTATTATGTATGACCCGTCAGATCCTAATGGTAAGGACCATGTAAATGAAGTAAAACATAGAGAATATTTTAGACCATTTGCAGGAACAATTTTAGAAGAAGATGTTCATGAATGGTTTGATTTGCGTGGAATGGAATCATCACCAACTATGATGTATGCTGTAAATTGTCAGGATGGTATTGCTGAACGAATTCCTGCAATTATTCATGTAGATGGAACTTGTAGAATTCAAACAGTAAATGAAAAACAAAATCCCCATTATTATAATATTATTAAAGCCTTTAAGGAAAAAACAGGTATTTCTATAGTGTTTAATACTAGCTTTAATTTAGCTGGCGAGCCATTAGTTGAAACACTAGATGATGCTATTAGGACCCTTGCAAATAGTGATATTGAATACTTATTCCTGCCTGAATATAACAAATTAATCACCGTATCAAACTATTAACAAAATATAGATATTCTTGGAACCCGTGTTTTTAGGTAAATACATAAAACAAAGAGGATTAGAATGTTCGATATTAGCAAATACTTCCGCAAAGGAGCCAATAATTCAATTGAATTTAAAAACGGCGCCAACCTTAGCTATTCTGGACCATCATCTACTCTAGTTGAAAGTGGTACAGAAATAGATCGTTGGTATGTGGGCGAATTTATGGGTGCTGAATATACAATAGCTTGTGATGTTTCTACAACACGTAAAGAAGTGATAAAGGCGCTTTGTACAGCAAGTCCAGAAAAAGCTAACATTATGGTTTATGGCCGGAGCAATTTAGGTCATGATTTACTCCGACTAGAAGTAGTAGTTACAGATTCATATTTTAGTTTAGTTGCATATCCTAGAGAACAAGATGACTCCACAGTAATTGCAGGAGCTAAGGTAATTTATAGTGCGAATTACTACAAAACACAGAACGAAGCCACTGCTACATGATGTCGATAAATACATACGGAGCCAATAAATGAGTGTAACTAAATCACCCTTTGAAGCACAAGCAGGATACAAAAGCCCAGGATTTACTGTAGATGAGCTAGGTAATGTAACTGTTCGTACTTTAACATATACTGCACAAGAAGAAGCATCAGTTAGTGGTGACTTTATTCTAAGAGATAATGGTGGAAACTTTACTGTTGATGAATATTTTATTGACGGTACTGACACTTTAGATACTAATCCAGATATATCTGTAGTAAGAGGACAAGCATATACATTTACTCTTTTATTATCTTCATCATCTCTTACATTAAATATATTTCAAGATGATCCTGGTAATCCTGCAGGAAATAAAATAGCTTACAATGATGGGGTGTCATGGACTTCAGTTGACGGGAATTCAACATTAACTGAAAGTAATGCACAAGGACAAAGTACTGGTAAAACACTTTTTACAGTTCCTGCAAATGCGCCAAGTATATTATATTACGGAGACGGAGACGGAAGTCCAAGAGGTTCTATAGCAGTTACAGATCCAACAATTTCAGGTATTGGATCTTTTAGTAGTATTCTTACTACAGGAGATTTAACTGCACAAGGTGAAAATGCTACAGTAACATTGGCACCAACTGGTAGTTCAGGAACAGTTGTTATTAATCCTACCAATGGTGGTACATTAAGTAACATGGATGTTAATGCATTAAAATTAACATCATCAGATAATGTGTCATTAGCTGGAGCAAATTCTATAATAACAATTAAACCTACAGGAACAGGAACAGTTGAAGTGCATCCTAATACAAGTGGTAAGTTAGACAATGTTGTTATTGGATCAACTACAGCTCAAAACGGAGCCTTTTTAGACTTAAAATCTACGTCAGGAACGTTAAATAACACAGTGATAGGAGATGTTACTCCTACAGCAGGAAATTTTACAGTAGCTACTATGACAGCAACACCAGTAGGACCGAAACAGATAACTAATAAAAAGTATGTAGATACTACAGCATCGGCTTTAGCGATCGCACTAGGGGTATAACTTAAGATGGCAAAAACAAAAGTAGAACAATATGTATTTCAACCAGGTATCCCTGTTACAGATAACCGCTATGGCATGGCGCATGATCTTATTAAGAATAATGTTGAATTCATTTGTGATGAAACAGCGGCATGGATTGCTGAACAAGTTAAAATGGAGCCAACATATCCAAATGCGTATGCACAAATTATAGCAAATAAAGAATTTGTAGCTGACGAAGTAATGGCTTGGTTTGATGCTACATATCCAGGAGTTCACACAGCAGAAAGACATGAAAAATGTGAACGTGATACAAGATACAACATTGACGCAATTGCATATGATTTAAATACTGGTGGTAATTCTAAATGTATTGAATATGCAAAAAAATATTGGGAAGGTACTAATTCAAACCTTGCTAACTCAAGTGAACAAACGTATGCACTTGCTGTTAATAATAAAGTAGTAGAAATATTTAAAGATTATATTCTAAAAAATGTTGCATATACACCACAACAATCACCAATAGTTACTACACAAGATTCAAGTAACCCAGTTGGTGAATCTTATGCAATATACAGAGTAATAGAATTAAAAGATATTCTTAATGATGTTACTGAAAACGGATTAAGTGCAATACCGGCAGTAACTCCATCATGGGCAGGATACACTTATGATCCTGTACTTTGTGAAAGAGATACAAGATATAACTTACAAGGTACTGATAGTACAGGTGGTATACTTTTTGATTTAAGGTATGGTGGTAATGAACAAACAAGATTTACTGCTAGTAAATATTGGATTAATTCAACACCACAGATTGACGGTAATAGAACACCTGAAATATTTGCTAAAAATTATGTACGTGATTTAATTAATAATTATATTTTAGCACAACCTACACCAGCACCAACATTTCCGTATGCATTAGTATTAATTGATGCAAATAAAGAATTTATAGCTGACGAAGTAATGGCTTGGTTTGATAATACTTACCCAGGAGTTCATACACCAGAAAGACATGCAAAGTGTGAACGTGATACTAAATTTAATATTGATGCAATTAGATCAGATTTATATACTGGTGGTAATCATCAATCCATTAAAATGGGCAAAAGGTACTTTACCGGAATATCTACTTTACTAGGTAGCGGTGAACAAGCGTATGCACTTGCTGTTAATAATAAAGTACAAGATATCATTAACAATTATATTCTTACAAACACATCATATACAACTCAGCAAGTTCCAGTAGTTACTACACAAACTACAAATGCAAATAATGGAGAAGTTGGATGTACTTCTAGAATAGCAGATGCTGTTACTATTATTAATAATATTACTGAAAATGGTCCAGGAGTTGCTCCAACTCCAGGATATACAAATGCAGGTTATACACCATTACAAACAGCAACATCTCAATATTTTAATACAGCTAGTGTGGCAGAAAGTGCCGCGGCTGGTATTATAACAGATAGATTTAGCATTATTACTGACGTAGTTGAAAATGGTCTAGATAATGTTCCAGCTGTTATTAAAGCTGGAGTTAGTTCTATTAGATTACAAACTCGAGTACCAACAAATGACTTATTATTAATTACTGATACTACAGTTAATGAAGTCTTGTTTAACTTTACAGATCCAGAAAGAGGCGCTACTGTTAAGTTCCAAACAGACATGAATGCTCTCACTAAAAATACTGACGATGATTTTCCAAAGTTTTTAGAAAGAACTGGTACAGTTACAACTATCTTTTTAGATGTAAACACAGATACTCCAACATATCATCCTAATGCACTTGTTCAATTAGAAGCAAATAAAGAATTCTTACAAAAAGAAGCTACTGCATGGATTGGTAATAATGTTTCAACAGCTACTACATATCCTTTTGCTAATGCATTGATAGTTGCTAACAAAGAATGGTTGGCTGACGAAGTAATGGCTTGGTTTGATATAACATATCCAGGTGTCCATGATACTGTACAGCATGAAAAATGTGAACGTGATACAAAATATAACATTGATGCAATTGCATATGACATCCTAAATGGAAGCAATTCTAAAACTATTGAGTACGCAAAAAGATATTGGGAAGGTGTAACTTCTAATCTTACTAATTCAGGTGAAGGATTTACAGCTACTACTGAGCAAGAAATATCATATGCTATTGCTGTTAATAATAAATTAAGAGATTTAATTATTAATAATGTACTTACAAATACAATGGCGACAACCGTACAAAGTCCTATTGTAACAGTACAATCTACTAATGCTAATGATGGTGAGACAAAAACACTTGGAAGAGTAACAGATCTAGTTGCAATATTTACTAGTGTTATACAAAGTGGAACATCAGTGTTACCAAATACTATTCCATCTTGGTCTGACTATACTTATAATGGACCAAAATGTGAAAGAGATGTAAAATATCAAATTGACGCTCTTAAGTATGATTTAAAATATGGCGGCAATCTTGAAACTTATAAAAATGCTGAAAAGTATTGGTATGGAGCAACACCGCAAATTGATGGTGATCGTTCACACGAAGTATATACTAAAGAATTTATATTACGATTAATTAATCATTATGTATTTAAAAACATTTTATGGCCTACATTACAAGCAGGTCCAGGGGCTGTCGCTCAGGTTACATGGTATACTGCGGCAGAGTTAGGTACATCAGATAGAACAAGTGAACTATTTAAAGTTGTTAATGATGTTATTACACATGGTACAAGTGTACTGCCTGTTAAAGATGAAAGACAAATATTTTCAGAAACAGATGATCTTCAAATATTTATTGACCAAGGTGAATTAAGAACTAGACCATACGACTTTGGTACTGATGCAATTGAACGTATGAGAATTTCAGCTCCAGTATCTATGCTTGATGCTGACTTTGAGTATGGATTACAACCTACGAAGTGGCAAGCGATTGCTACACAAAGAGGTTATCCATCAATTTATGAAGTACCAGGTACAGATAAACAAGTGCAATCAGTTGTAACAGACGCTTCAAGTGGAACTGGTGGAATTGGTCAGTCATTAATTACTGTTACTACGATTGGCGCTCATAACTTAGAGTCAGGAACTCCAATTACACTTAAAGCATTAGAAAATTCAGTAGCAGGGGCAAGTAGAGCTGAAGGCTCATTTATTATTTCAACAACACCTACTATTAGTACATTTACATATTTTGCAAAATCAAAAGTTGGTACAGCTAACGGTGAAGTACTTTCAACATTTTATACACAATTACGCGAAGCAGGATTTTATACAGGAGCGTCAATTGGTAATCCATCATTTACTATTGAATCACAAGGTGCCGCAGGAGTATTATATAATCCATTAGCGGTATTAAATGGGACAGATAAGATTACATGGGACGGAACACTTCCAGAAGTTGGTTCTCCGATGTTAGTTGAATCTGGCATGGCTATTGCAATTTATACATACTCGGCGGCAGATGCTTTACGAACAGCAGGAACTTATAATAATATCGTTGGTACATCAGATAGCGTAGTTGCAGACTTAATTGTTCCAACAGTTAATATTGTAATTGACGGGACAGGTGCCGCAGTAGCAACTATTGTTACAGGTGGACGACGTAATGCAGTTAATGATACTATTACAGTTACAGATGCACAATTAGGTAGTGGCGGAGCGGCGAATTTAACATTTAAGATCCAAACAATAAACAATGGTGTAGGAATTCCAACTGGTGCACAGGTTACATCAGTACAAGGTACTGGTGGAACAATTGCAACACTTCAAACATCGTCAGATGTTGCTATTGGTTCTAACGTAATTCCAGTTACAAATACTGCAGGTGTATTAACTGGTATGGGGATTGATAGAGGTGACGGAACTGCGGTATTTGTAAGTAGTATTGTTGGAAATAATATTAATTTAGATGGAAATACAACGAACACAATTATTGGTAATAATGTTACTTACACAGCATTATCAGGAACAAATGTTACAGGTGCAGGATTTGGAGCAACATTTGATATTAGTAGAGCAGGCGGAACTTATACTGTAACTGTTAACGACGACGGAGATGATTACGAAACTGGAGATGTTATTATAGTTTTAGGTAATTCACTAGGTGGTACTACTCCTGAACATGATTGTAGAATTGAAATTACAGAAGCAGATACTAGCGGAGATATTGTTACTATCACTACAACAGGAACAGCATTTGATGGAAATGCTAACTATATAGGCTTAACAGGTACAAACGCTAATGGTGTTGGTACTGGAGCATTGTTTGATATTACATATACTAATAATTCATATAGTGTTAGTTTAGCACAACCAACTTATACAAATATTTCAGGAACATCATTAGGTGGTGTTGGTACTGGAGCGGCTTTTGATGTTACTTTAACTAATAATGTTTATACTATTGCACTAAATGCCGGCGATGCTAGTACAGGGTATATTGTTAATGATTATATTAAAATTGATGGATTACAATTAGGCGGAGCTTCGTCAACTAATGATGCTTTAGTTAAAGTTACAGGAATTAATGCTGGTGCTATAACTAGTATGACTATTACTGGTACTGGAGCCGACGCAAACGTTACATATTCAGGTGTTGTATATACTACTACAAGTATTGGTGGTCTTACAGCATCTATTAATGTTACTAGAGTAGGTACAGTTTATAGTGTAGCAATATTTGGCGGTGGTTCAGGTTATGGAGTAGGTGATACATTAAACATTTTAGGAACAGCCTTAGGTGGTACAAGTCCAACTAACGATGCAACTGTTACTATAGCTACTGTTAATGCTGGAGGTACTATTCAAACAGCAACTATTGGCGGTACAGCGGTTAATGTTCAAACATTTAGTAATGTAAGTAGCCATACAAATCAATTAGGTGAAAATGCACAATTTAATGTTACTGTAAATTATAATAATACATATTCAGGAGTTCTTGGAGCACTTGGTGGCAATACATATAATGTTGATTCACAAATAGTAATTGCAGGAACATCATTAGGAGGAGCAACACCGGCCAATGATGCTACTATTACAGTTACTGGTGTAAATGGTATAGGATTAATTCAAACATTTACAATCGCAGGAACATCAGCTGATGCAACAACTGGATATGTTGTTGGTGACTTATTAAAAATTGCAGGACCTACATTAGGTGGTATTAATACAACTAATGATGCAGAAGTTAGTATTAGCACAGTTAGTGGAACAGGTGTAATTACTGGACTTACAATTAGTGGTACTGCCGCAGATGCAACAGCAACTTATTCTGGAGTAGCATATACTACAAATACAGCCAGTGGAACAACAGCAGACTTTACTGTAACTAGATTAGATATAGCGTATTCGGCAATTATTAGTACCCCAGGAACAGGTTACTTAGCAGGTGAAACATTTACAATTGACGGAGCAAATTTAGGTGGTGGAACTGGTACAAATGATTGTACAATTACAATTGCTACAGTTGGTGGCGGTGGTGAAATTTTAACTATTAATGTAACTGGTACAGCATTAGATCAAGCAAGTTATTACGGAATTAGCCAAGCAGATGGTCAAGCAATTATGACAGTTGGTGCAGGTGCTACTTGGGATGTAGTATTAAGTGGTGGTTCTTATACACCGTCACTTGCTAATGGTGGTACACTTTATAATGCAACACAAACAATTAAAATTCTTGGACCACAATTAGGTGGTGCAAGTCCAACTAATGATTTAGAACTTACAATTAATAGTGTTACGCCAACAGGAGCAATTTCTACTTTTAGTCATAGTGGTACAGCACCGGGTGGAAGTGCTAGTTATACTGGTATTGGTGGAACAAATTTAAATAATATAGGTACTAATGCTACGTTTACAGTAACACGTTCAACAGGAGTATATAGTACGCCGACAGTAGTTGCTGATGGTGAAAATTATCTTGCAGGAAACAAAATTAAAATTACAGGATCACAACTTGGTGGTGTAGATGCAACTAATGACATTATTGTAACAGTTGGTTCAGTAACAACAGACGGAAGTATTACTACTGTTACAGGATTAGGATCAGGAATTACAGGAACAGTTGTTCAAACATATTCATCAGTTACTTTATCTGAATCGCTAACACAATCATTAACGGCACAAAGTACTATTGCTTTTGCGGCGTTGGCTACTGTTAAAGTTACATTTGCTACTGCACACGGATTAGTTCCAGGAGATTCATTTATTATTACTGTAAGTAGTGATAGTGGTGCAAATAATCATACACTTTGTGAAGGACCATTTTTTGCACAGCAAGTTTCATCATTACTTACATTAAAATATCAATGTAGAGCACCAGGAACAATTGGTGATGTTGACGATATTGTTGCAAACATTTATCCAAGACCAGATTCGTTCTTTGTACATAGACCATATGATGGTGGTGTTATGTTAGGAACAGGTGGACCACAACACGGTGCACAGGCAATTAGACAGAGTAAAAAATATATTAGGTATCAATCAGGTAAAGGTATTATGTATACAACGGGTGCCTTATTTGCACCAAGTTACGATTTGCTTAACGTTACAGCAGAAGACGTAACAATTGGATCATTTATTACTGTTACTACAGATGATGTAGACCACGGTCTACAAATTGGTGGAGTAATTAGATTACTTGGAATTGAAACTCCAGGATATAACGGAGATTATACAGTAGCATCTGTTGTTTCAGAAAGACAATTTAGAGTTGTTGCTGATTTCAAACTAGGTAGCACAACTCCAACATTAAGTCCAAAAGCACAAGTTTCGTTACTTACATGGCACGGTGCAACTGTACGTTCAGGAGCATTTGATGATCAGAACGGTATCTTTATGGAGTATGATGGAGAAAACTTTACTTGTGTACAACGTACTGCAACACTACAATTAGCAGGAACAGTAAGTGTACCTGTTGATAGTAACTTATGTACAGGAGTTGGATCAAGATTTAGAGATCAACTTAAAGCAGGCGATAGAATTGTTATTAAAGGAATGACCCATGTTGTTTCTAATATTGCAAGTGATACAAGTATGTATCTTACACCTGACTTTCGTGGTGTAACTCCAGCGTCAGCTTGTAAAGTATGTTTAGTTAGTGATAAGAAAACTAAACAAAACGAATTTAATAAAGATAAACTTGACGGTTCTGGTAGTAGTGGATATATTATTGATGTGTCTAAGATGCAGATGATGGGAGTCCAATACAGTTGGTACGGAGCAGGATTTATTGACTATATGTTACGTGGTGATGACGGTAACTTTATCTTCTTCCATAGAATGAGAAATAGTAATATAAACACAGAAGCATTTATGCGTACTGGTAATATGCCAGTTAGATATGAAATTACTAACGAAGGTCCATCAGGAAAACTAGCGGCAGATATTGATTATGCACAAACTACTATTCCATTAGTAGATGCAAAATATTTTCCGAATGCAGGAACAATTTTTATTGATGGTGAGATGATTAACTATACAGGCATTACTGGAGATACATTAACTGGGGCAACAAGAGCGGCGCCGATGTCAAACTATGCATCAGGAGCCAACAGAACATATACAGCTGGAGAAGCCGCGGCTCATACAGCAAAAACAGGTGTACCACTAATTAGTAATACTATATCACCGATTATATCACACTGGGGATCAGCGTTCTTAACAGACGGTGGCTTTGATAGTGATCGTGGTTACATTTTCTCATACGCATCAACTGGTAACGAAATTACTACAACAAGAAACACGGTGTTTATGCTTAGACTAGCACCTAGTGTATCTAACGCTATTGTTGGTGACTTAGGTGAACGTGAGCTACTTAACAGAGCCCAGTTACTACTTGAAGGTATTGAAGTTACATCAGATACAAGTACAGGTGGTATCGTTATTGAGGGTGTGTTAAATCCACAAAACTATCCCACAGATCCAGGTAACGTTGGGTGGGCTGGATTATCAGGACTTGCTCAAGGTGGCCAACCTAGCTTTGCACAAGTGGCACCAGGTGGATCTGTTACATGGAGTACAGGTGCTACACAGGTTGTTAGAAATGCAACTACAACGGCACAAATGACAGACTCGGCTAATTCATTATATAATAGATCAAATACTGTATGGCATTACTTTTCAGGAGCTGAATGGGATGCCTTAAATGATACTGTTCAAACCGGTGTAGAAGTTGTTGCTACTGGTAACCCTGCGGCAGGGTCTTCAGACTTTCCAGCAGGAACAACAGTATCTGATATTTACTACCAATCCTGGTATCCTAGATATCAAGTTAGAATGAGTAATAGAAACTCAGGCTATGTTAGTGCTGGTGAATCAGTTACATTTGGTATTGGTGGCGAGTTATCTTATACTAACTACTTGTACTTTACAAAAACAAGTTGGGAAGGAACTGCCGCAGTTTCTGGTACAGAAGTAAGCGATTCTAAATTTCCGGCGGGTACTGCGGTATCAAATGTTCAAGGACCATTAGAGTTTGGTGGAGTAGAGTATTATAAAGTAACGTTTTCACAAACATCAATTGCAACTGTGGCGGCAGGTGCAAATGTAGGATTCTTATTTGGACAACCACCGTATGCACAGCCAGGTGAAACTGTATTTTCATTCATTGCAAACCCAGGTAGTCTTGCAAACTTAGATTTATCAGGATTGAAAGAACTAACAAATACTACATTAGGTGGACGAGGAACATATCCAAATGGACCTGATGTATTAGCAATTAATGTTTATAAAACGTCTGGTGCGGCTGTTAACGCGAACTTAATTCTAAGATGGGGTGAAGCACAAGCCTAAGTATTAAACGCAATCGTTGTACGTATTGTGTCTTTTCCACTTTCTAATATTTCATGTTTCAAGTAACTTGGAAACAATAGTATTCTTCCTTTAACAGGTTGGTATACATATTCCTGCCAAGAAAACTCTGCATTAGTATCATGTTGTGATTGATATTGTACTAGGGGATTAGGATTTCTAAATTGTAAGCCTCCAGCATTTTCATTTGCTCTAACCCAATATATTCCTGAAATGCTTCCTACACCGTGGTCGTGTTCTTTATGAACATCACCTTCTATATAGTCTTGAGTCCACCAAGACAATGCATGAATATCTGGAGTGTTAAAACTAGAAGTTCTTGTTTGTACTGATCGCATATTACTTTGTGATTGATACATGTCGATCCCCCTACATATTTCTCTATATAAGTCATTTAAATCATGAACATGTAAATCTATAATCTTGTTTGGTTCAAAGTAATCTGTGGCATGTGGAGCGTTAGCATCTGGTCGCGGCAAATCTTTAAGTTTTTTTACTACTACCTTTTCTACATGATCTGCTAACTTAGGATCAATATCGTGTACTAATACACCAACTGGGAAGAGCTTTTCTATATACATATTATACCGGATTACTTTTGTGTATTTTTAGCATCTTGACTATCTTCTATTGGTTGGCTATCGCCAGGCATAAGCCGATAATTATCTTCTACTGAATCAGGTGTACTAACTTCGGTTATGCTACTTCCATCTTCTAATGCTACTAATTGATGGGGTTGTAAAGGAGGGTTATGCCAAGTGTCGCCTTCTTTTAATTCTTTTTGGTATAGTTGAGCAGTATTAGTGTCAATGTAATTTAACATAAACTTGCCGTTATTTACAAACCAAGTTTCGTCTTTATCTTTATGAAAATGCATAGAAAATTTATTACCTTTTTTAGCGAACACTAAAATTTTACCACAATATTTGTCATTAGTTGCCCAAATAAGTTCGTATCCCCAGCCCTTTTCTACTGTTCCATTTAATTGTGTCATATGATAAAATCCTCTACCGGTTTAAATTTGTACTCTCCAATAGTATTACTTAACTTTTCTATATCTGCTTTTGTATAATACTGGTATTGTTTTACTAAGTTTTCGGGCATAGGTATTGTATTAATTTCAGCTCCCCATTTTTTAGCTATTAGTTCTGCTATTTGTAAGAAAGTTCTAGTTTGCCCTGTACCAATATTCCAAATATCTGTTGCATCAACTGTTAAAAATTTTTCTAAAATTTGACATACATCACCTACATGAATAAAATCTCTATGTATATTCTCACTATTTTCAAAAACATTTATTTTTTTAGTTTCAATTGCTTGTGCTTTAAACTTATGAAATACACTTTTTTGATCACCTTTATGTTCTTCTCCAGGACCATATACATTAAAAAATCTAAATCCTTGAACATTAACTTGATATTCAGTTATTGACTGAACGTATCTATCAAATAAGTATTTGCTCCAAGCATATGGTGATTGCGGATTTACAGGCGAGTTTTCTTTAAATTCTGTATTGCTTCCATATACACTGGCACTTGAAGCATACATAAAAGTTACTCCAAATGTATCACATAATTCTAACATTTTAATACTAAACTCATAATTTTGCTTTAGGATTTTATCAACATCTTTTTCTGTTGTATCACTAATTGCACCTAAATGAATTACTCTATCGTATTCTTTTGGATCTGGAAATCTTCCATCAATATAATCATACCCTTCTACATCATGTCCTTTATGGGCAAGATAAGGGCCTAAATTTTTACCTATAAATCCGTTACTTCCTGTAATTAAAATTCTCATTCTTTCTCCGGCATTGTAATAGAAATTTTTTTTATTAGTTCTGTTGTTGAATGTCCTTCTACCTTAGGAAATATAACTACCTTTGCTATATCATTTCCTACAGTTGTTTCTACAGTATAATCTCCGCCTTTTACAATGATATCTGGTTTAACTTTTTCAATAGTATCTATTGGAGTATCTTCATCAAATATTATAACCTCATCTATAAATCCTAATTCTTCTAATGTTTCTTTTCGCTTTATTTCATTGTTAATGGGTCTAGTTTCGCCTTTAAGACGCTTAACACTTTTATCACTATTAATGCCCACCACAAGGCGTTTACCTAGCGTGTGTGCGTGTCTAAGTAGCTTTAAATGACCAGTATGCAGTATATCAAACACCCCATTAGTCCATACAATACCCCTATCTAAATCATCTAATGTTACTAGAACAACTCCACGTTTTTCTACACTACGAGTTGCGGCATAACTGGCAAGTTCACAAGCATAAGGAATACTTAATCCTTTATTATAAGCATAAACTATAACTGCTAAAACTATATCTCCTGCACCTGTAACATCTGAGACTTCTTTTATATCTTCTTTAAAATAATGATATTCACTATCTTTATTTAAAACATGAATACCATTAGAACCGTCAGTTACAACTAACCAAGTCCAATTATGATCACGCATATATTCTAACGCATGAGTTTTATTATACTTACCATTCCATTCTTCATATTCTTTTATATTAGGTTTTACTAAAAAGGCACCATCATAATAATGTGCATCTTGTTTAGGATCAACAAATAATTTTATATCTGCTGTACCTAATAATTCTTCAACAGTTTCTTCAGTAACAGTTCCTTTATTATAATCACTAATAACAACAATATCATTATTAGACAGACTTTCTGATAATCTTTTTAATGCTTCTTTACCGGTATATTTTGTTTCTCTATCCCAACGTAAAAGATGTTGTCCTGAATCTCCTACAAGTCTTGTTTTAATAGTTGTTCTATATGGCTTATCTAAACTAGATAAATTACTAACTATATCAGTCTTTCCTAATAAGTGAAGTACATGAATTCCTTGCGTATCTTTTCCTACTACTCCATATAATTCTGTATTAACATCTATATTTTTTAAATTAATTGCTAAATTAGCCGCACCACCTAAATTAAATGTTTGGTGGTGTTCGTTTAAAATTAAAACATTAGCTTCAGGAGATACTCTATCAGCTTTACCGTTAATCCAACGGTCTAACATTATATCTCCATACACTTTGATCATTTTTGTTCCATTAGCGATACTAATTTAAAAACTGTTTCTAATTTTGTTAAATTTGATTTATTTTGTAAAGTATTTCGTAAGCCTTGATGTAACGGTTTTGGCCACTTATTAAATCCTACCCAAGCATATCCGTTATGTTCTTTATTTAATTTTGGTATGAATTCTTCTTTTATAACACATAGATATGTATGGAACTTAAACTTTTCGTCACTACTAACAAAAGTTTCTAAAGGAATAGATTTAATTATAGAAGGTGTATTTCCTATTTCTTCTTGTACTTCTCTTTGTAATGCTTGAAATGGGATTTCTTTAGTCTCGTTAGTTCCACCAACAAGTCCCCAAACATTATTTTGTTTACTTTGGGCTCTATGTAAAAATAAAAACCTATTAGTATCTAAAGTATAGAAGAGAGCACCACTACATATTATATCAGTCATACTAATAATTATGCTAAAGAGCTAGACGCCAGGTGCCGATTCGATATGTGCCTTCGAAGCTTAATGTCCATTCTAAACCGTCCCATCTGTATTGGATACCGGTATTAAGATTGGTTGTGTATTGAATTTCTACTGTAGAGTCTGAACCGTCATTATTACTAGCATTAAATACTATAGTCCAGCTATTTCCGTCCCATTCAACTATATCATTAGCTGATGCAATAAAATCAACACCAGCTACGCTTTTCCAAGCATCTGGGCCATCAGCATTAGTTGATGCACCAATATCTTCTAACAATAAAATTCTAGTACCACTAACTTTAAGGTTTGTTGGATTAGTTCTTGTTGGATCAATAATATAGTCAATTGTACCTTTAGTAACTGCTGGTCCTTCAAATATTGAATTTGTAGGAATAGTATCAACATCCCAGTTTACAATTATTTGAGTTTCGTCTAGAGAGTTTAATGCAAATGTACCAATAACATTTCCAACATCTAACCTATTCAAATAAATTTTGCTTAGTCCTGCTATATACTCTCCAAGCTCTGATTCTAAAACTGTACGCCAATTAATTTCGCCAGCAACTCCATTTTTACCTAATACAACTATATTGTTAGTTACAATAATATCATAGCCTGACGCAGTAACAACTTGTAATGCATTAGCATCATCTCTACTAGAAACACTTGCTTTAGATTTGTCAGGCAATGAAGGATCGTCTCCTTTAAGATCTTGTGAAGAACTATCATCATATGCTTTAAGTTCAGGAATACTTTGACCTAAATCAATAGTTCCTTTAGTTTCATCGAAAATGCTCATAACAACGCTTGTTATAACACCTAATTTTTTAACTTTAGCTGGAGGTGATAACCAAATTGGAGTAGTAAACCCTAACTGTCCTACATCAATTTCAGATTCTGTACCTATAGGAATACTTCTAGTAGAAAATTGAATGTTATCTAAATTTACTACACTTAAACTTGTCCAATCAACATAGTTATCAGTTGTTTGTATTTCTAAACTAGGATTAAACAATGTTAATATCTGTTCTATTATTTGTAATTTTTGCTCTGTATTAGTTGACCAAATATCACAATTAATACCTAGCGTAAATGGTGTTGGTGCTAGTCTTTCTACAGTATAATTTTGTCCTTGTGTATTTAAATATTCTTTACCTGTACTATCGTAAGCTCTTTCACGCAAATGTATTTTACCTACAAAAGAAGCATCAAATGTTCTTTGTCTATCCATTTCTAATGTGGTTATATAAATGCTTATTCTTGGAGCACTAGGTATTTTGTTTTCACTATTATCACGTATAATATGACCAACTTGACGTGTGATATCGCCGTACATCACAGGTATTTGTGTTAAGTTACCTTTACCGTCTTTATAAGAGAAGTTACTAAACAACCTTGTAAGTTGCGTAATATAACGTCTTATCTGAGCATCGTAAAAATGTTGCATTAATTATCTGCCTTTGGTTTCAATGCTTTGGATAGAGGTTGTCTTTCTTTAACATTTGTTTGAGTTCCAATTGTAGCTGTTTTAGTATTATTTACAAATCCAGTTTTATGTGTATTTCTTGTATCTGTATTAGTCATTGTCATACGTACTGCATCTTCCATCTTAACCCACCTTTTCGAATCATATCTAAATAATCTATTAGGTAAAAAGTCTGTTCGTAAAAAATAATCGCCTTTAATACTACTTGTTGGAAAACTAATACCATGTCCAAATGCTTCACCGTTAGGAGCAATTCCATCTCCAAGTAAGTAACCATCATAGCCACTTCTTTCTGGAGTTTGATTAACTCTGTCAGCTAATAGTCCGGCTTGACTTGCATCTAATGTATTAATATCAGTAGTAACAAGTTCTGGTTTACCTTTGTCATCTACTTGTAATGTATATAAATGTTGTGTGTCATATCCTGACTTAGGTGCATCAGCTTCTGCTTGTTGAACAACAGCATTATTAATTTGCATTTCTTGTTCATATGTAGAAAGTACATCTCTAAGTGTTTGAGATGATCCTTCTTCAGCAGGTAAATCTAATATCTCTTTAAACTCTTGACTGTCAACAATTTGTTTTAGTTTAACTCTATATAAATGTGGAAACCAAGTTTGACTAAAGCCTTCTGCGGCTCTATTTACATCTTCTACTACATAAAACCGTTTAAGTGCTACACTATAATCATTAAGTGCATGTGGATCTTTTAAGTGTGGAAATTCTATTACATCACCAGACATAATTTTTCTACCTAATGTCTCTACACTATCATTAATATGTATAGTCATCATTAAGGTATCGTTCTGTAAGAATAGTCCAAATTGACTCATATCAAAGTCAACATCTTGTACGTTATAAATGCCTCGAATTTCATAGATACTAGGATCATACTTTCTATCCCGATTTTCAAGGAATAGCATGTCCTGGATATTTGTTTCTTTTACAGCATCATACCGTGGTTTATCAGCCGTGGCATCAGCTTCGTCAGGATTTTGTGGTCCTAAATATTTGTGTATAAAAACGTCAGTACCGCCAACAGTGAACATCTCACTAATGTGCCTATCAAGAAATTGATAATCAGCACCGCGTTCAGGTTTATATATAGATAACTTAGGCATCGTAATAGTATTTATTCGATGGCGGTTCCCGATAAATACTAATGGAGACTAACAAATATGGCTGATTTAACAACACAAAAACAAGAAGTATTTGATTATGTAAACCTATCATTAGGTGGGGGCATGGTCGATGTTGAACTTGATCCTACACATTACGAAGAAGCTCTTAAAAAAGCCTTTGCTAAATTTAGACAACGCTCTGATAATTCAGTTGAAGAATCGTATATGTTTATGCCAACTATTGTTGATCAGAATACCTACATATTACCACAAGAAGTTGTTGAAGTTAGAAAGTTATTCAGACGTTCAATAGGATCACGTACTGGTGGCGGTGATGGTGGTACATTATTTGAACCATTTAATATGGCTTATACTAACACTTATCTTTTAGCAAGTACAAATATGGGCGGATTAGCAACATATGAGTTATTCTCACAATATCAAGAACTTGTTGGAAGAATGTTTGGTAGTTTTATAGAATTTAAATGGAATACTACGACTAAAGAATTAACACTTCTACAGAGGCCCCGTGCTGAAGAAGACTTACTATTATACTGTTATAACTATCGCCCAGATAGCCAATTATTAACAGATTATCTAGCTGTACAATGGCTTAAAGATTATACACTTGCAACGTGTAAATATATGCTTGGTGAAGCTAGGAGCAAATTTGCCACAGTAGCTGGTCCACAAGGTGGTACATCACTTAATGGTGATGCTTTAAAACAAGAAGCCTTAGGCGAAATGGAAAAACTTGACGAAGAACTCAAAACTCAAGTTGCAGGCGGCCAAGGTTATGGCTTCTCAATTGGTTAAAAAACACTTGACAAACAGATAAATTTCTTATATAATAATACTTTATATATGAGGAATATTCAAATGGTAATTGGAATTTGTGGACTTATTAGTTCCGGCAAAGATACAATAGCAGATTATTTAATTAAAAATCACACCTTTCATAAAATCTCATTTGCAGATAAGCTAAAAGATAGTGTATCAGCAATGTTTAGTTGGAACCGTGAATTACTTGATGGTAAAACTAATGAAAGTCGTGAATGGCGTGAAAAAGTAGATACATACTGGACTAGCGAAACAGGTCGTACAATTACACCAAGACTAGTATTACAAGAATTTGGTACAGAATGTATGCGTAACGGATTTTATGATGGTATATGGGTTAGTTTAACTAAAAAGAAAATTATAGAAAATCCGCACATGAATTTTGTCTTACCTGATACACGTTTTCCAAATGAAGCAAAAATGCTATATGAAATTGGTGGTGAAGTTTGGCGTGTAAAACGTGGTAATGATCCAGCTTGGTTTAGTGAATATCAAGAACTAGGTGTAGAACCTACTGATGTACACCCTAGTGAATGGGCATGGGCACAAACTAAATTTAAACATATTATTAATAATGATGGTACTATTACTGAACTTAAAGATCAGGTACGAGATCTCCTTGCTTCCAAGTAACACCTTCTTTATATAAAATCTTACTACAATTTGCACAAACAGTTTTTAAGTTTGACGTACGAACATTGTTAAGGTTTCCATCTATATAGTAAACATGAAATTGTTCTTTATGCTTACTTTTAAATCCACACTTATCGCAAATACTTTTCTGTTTATATCCAGCATGAACCCACTTAGGTAATCCGGGCTCTGTACTTCCACGTTTAGAACAAGTTTCACAACGGCTTCTATAATAAGGAACACCTTCCTTATAATAATTAATTGCTACCGGCTTTTTACCGCATTTGCATAGGGGTCTCATAGTAGTATTTATACCTCCCCTTTTTATACCCCTTTTGTATCATATTTTTGCGGTGTATTCCGTACCGTTTTTTGGCAATTCATATAAATACTTGTAACATGCTCAACGGGAGAACATAAAATGGCTAATTTAGTATCACCAGGAGTACAGGTTCAAGTAATAGACGAAAGTTTCTATACACCAGCTGAACCGGGTACAGTACCAATGATATTCTTTGTATCTGCACAAGATAAGAAAAATGGTGCAGGAACAGGAACAGCCGCGGGTACAATGGCGGCAAAAGCAGGCGAACCATACTTGCTTACATCACAAAGAGAATTAACAGAAACATTTGGAGATCCAGGTTTCTATACAGACACAAATAACAATCCAATTAATGGTAGCGAATTAAACGAATATGGTTTACAAGCGGCTTACTCATACTTAGGTGTAAGCAACAGAGCTTATGTAACTAGAGCTAGTCTAAACACTACAGAACTACTTGCATCAGCTACAGCGCCTGCGGCTAACCCTGCAGATGGTACATATTGGTTTGATACAGGAAATACACTATGGGGTATTTTTGAATGGAATTCAAATGCGGCTACTGTTACTGGTGGACAGAGCTTTACAAATAAAGTTCCAACTGTAATTACAGATAACACAAAATTAGTAGGCAATTCAGCAACTGGTGTACCTAAGACTTCCGTTGGTCAAGTAGGTGACTATGTAGCCGTTGCAACTACTACTTTAGAAAAAATATATTATAAAAATGCTTCCGGAACTTGGGTACAAGTTGGATCTGATGCATGGATGGCTTCAAACGCAACTGTAACAGGTACGCAAAGCAATCCAAGTATTACTAACGGTAATACAATAAGCATTAATGGAACTGTAGTTACATCAGGTGGAACTGCATTAAGTAATGTTGAAACAGCAATTAATGCCGCAGGTATTGCCGGCGTAACTTCAGCTGTAGTTGATGGTAAATTAGAAATTTATGCAAATAGTACATCTGCAAGTGACGGATCAACTGCTGATGGTAAAATTGCATTAGCGGCAGGCGGCGGAACATTACTAGCAGAGATCGGACTAACGGCGGCAACTTATGCGGCACCGGCTTTGGCTATTTCAGCACATACTAGTGTACCAGAGTTTAAAGTAAGTGACACAGTACCAAGACCAACAGGGTCAATTTGGGTTAAAACTACACAACCTAATGTAGGTGCACGTTTTAGAGTTAAAAGATTTAACGCAACAACGGCACTTTGGGAAGATATTGTAGCTCCAATGTATGCAACAAACCAGTCAGCTTTATACAACTTAGATAAAACTGGTGGCGGAGTAAACTTGGCACAGGGCGTTTTATATGTAAATTATAATAATGCAGAAGCAACTGATAATATTGCAGACTTTAAAATTTACAGACGTAGTACTACAGGATCTACTAGAATTGTAAGTGATATTATTACTACACAACTTACAGCTGGAACGTATGCATTTAATATCCAAGAAACAAAAGTAGCAGTAGAGGCTTTAGCGGCTGATGTAACTATGAGTGTAACTACAACTGGTGCATCAACTGATGCAGATTTAGTTGCAGGAGCAATTAACTCAGGTGGTTTTACTAACATTGTTGCTTCAGTAGATGCTTCAAATAGAATTGTTATTGAACATAATGATGGTGGCGACTTCCGTATTAAAGATACTGGAACAGTATTAGCATTGGCGGGATTTGCCGCTTATGTTGATGCTAACTCAGGAACACCTAACTTGTATACAGCACCAACTGGCGACACTACACATGATTTTGTTGCAAGTAACTGGCAAGTATTAACTCAAACATCAAGCACAGATGCTCCAACTGCCTTAACAGTAGATGGACGTATTTGGTACAGCTCAATTGTTGATGAAGTTGATATGATGATACACAATGGTACTACTTGGGTAGGCTATCAAGATTCAACTAGCCCATTTTACGCAGTAGCTTCTGGAGATAAAACAGATCCAGCAGGTCCGATTGTAACGGCTACAGAGCCAACTTTACAATCAGATGGAACTGCACTTAAAAATGGTGATCTTTGGATTTCAACAGCAGACACAGAAGCATATCCTAAGATTTACAAATACAATGGCACAACATTAAAATTTGTACTTCTTGATAATGGCGATCAAAGTACTGAAGACGGAGTTCTTTTTGCAGATGCACGTTATAATACATCAGGTGCTAATTCAGACAAAGAAGGAACTATTGCGGCACTATTAGTAAGTAACTTTATTGATATTGACGCTCCAGATCCAGCACTTTATCCAAAAGGTATGTTGCTTTGGAACTTACGTAGAAGCGGATTTAATGTTAAGAAATTTGTTCGTAACCATGTTAACACGGCTACTGACAACATTAGATTTGGCGACGAATCACAAGACGCCTACTATGCACACCGTTGGGTTACTGAATCAGGTAACCAAACAAACGGAGCAGGTAGTTTCGGACGTAAAGCTCAACGTAAAGTTGTTGTACAGGCATTACAAGCATTAGTAAATAGCAACCAGAAAATTAGAGATGATGAATCAAGACTGTTTAACTTAATGGCTTGTCCGGCTTATCCAGAGTTAATTGGTGAGATGGTTACATTAAACTATGATAGAAGCCTAAGTGCTTTTGTTGTAGGAGATAGTCCATTTAGATTAACCCCGGATGCTACTTCACTTAATAACTGGGGTAAAAATGTTAACTTAGCAACTGAAGACAACGATGACGGACTTGTTACAAGTGATGAGTACTTAGGCGTGTTTTATCCAAGTTTATTTACAAGTGATAATGCAGGTAACAACGTAGTTGTTCCACCAAGTCATGGTATACTAAGAACTATTGCACTAAGTGATTCAGTTTCGTTTCCATGGTTTGCACCAGCAGGTACAAGACGTGGCGGAATTACAAACGCTAGTGCGGCAGGTTACATTGATAGCGAAGGCGAATTTGTAAGTACTGCACTTAATGAAGGTCAAAGGGATACATTGTATAGTAATGCAGTTAACCCAATTACATTCTTAACAGGTGCAGGTTTAGTTAACTACGGACAAAAAACTAGAGCCAAAAATGCTAGTGCGTTAGATAGAATTAACGTTGCTAGACTAGTAATTTACTTACGTGGACAACTTAAAAAACTTGCTAAACCTTATATCTTTGAACCGAATGATAAGATTACACGAGATGAAATTAAGGCACAAGCAGATAGTTTGTTACTTGAGTTAGTTGGTCAAAGAGCACTTTATGATTTCCTAGTTGTATGTGATGAATCAAACAACACACCAAGTAGAATTGATCGTAACGAGCTTTATTTAGATATAGCTATAGAACCAGTAAAAGCTGTGGAGTTTATTTACATTCCATTAAGACTTAAAAATACTGGTGAAATTGCAGGGCTCTAAGATGATAAATATTACTAACGAGGAGATATTATAATGAGCATTTCAACACTATCAAAACTTACAGTACCTTTGGATACTAGCTCTTCGGCAAGTAACCAAGGACTGTTGATGCCAAAACTCCAATATCGCTTTAGGGTGACATTAGAAAATTTTGGAGTTGCAGGCACACCTACATCGGAACTAACAAAACAAGTTGTTGATGTAACAAGACCTAACGTGTCTTTTGAACAAATTACTGTAGACGTATACAACTCACGTGTATTTCTAGCAGGAAAACATACATGGGAACCAATTACACTTAACTTACGTGAAGATGTTTCAAACAATGTACAAAAATTAGTTGGTAGTCAACTACAGAAACAATTTGATTTCTTTGAACAATCAAGTGCGGCATCAGGACAAGATTACAAATTTGTAACTAAAATTGAAATCTTAGACGGTGGTAACGGTGCGAATGCAGTTGGTATTCTTGAAACTTTTGAACTTTATGGTTGTTACCTAGAAAGTGCTAACTATAATACATTAGCATATAGTACAAACGATCCAGTAACCGTAGCGTTATCTATTAGATACGATAATGCAATACAAACACCACAAGGTACTGGTATTGGTACAGCAGTTGGTAGAGCATTAGGTACACAAGCTACTGGCGGCGCATCACAATAAGTATTACAAGTATAATATTTCCTAGTTAAATTAAGAAGGGGCTTTAATCGGCCCCTTTTTTCTTGACAAAAAACCCACATTTCCTTTTAGATAAATAATAGTATGGCATCAAGAAACTCATTTATATCTAATGTAGCTCAAGGATTTTTAAATCCTAAAGGCTCTGTAGGCGACTGGCATCACGCTAGGGCGTTATACACTGACGACAGTTTTAGGCTTGCTCCTAAACATAAATTTTTATATCACGTAGTGTTTAATCTTAATGCAACCGCTGTTAAGATACTTCCTCAATTAAAAACTGAAGAAATTAATATGTTAGTTAAAGCAGTTGACATGCCAAAATTTAATGTAAGTACTTCTTTAAAACATCAATATAATAGAAAACGTAACTTACAAACAAGATTAGATTACGATCCTATTAGTCTTACGTTCCATGATGATAATTTTGGTCAAACAACTGCAATGTGGGAAGCATACTATAGATATTATTTTAAAGATGGAAATTATACAGGACATGATGGTATTAGTCCTTTAGATAAACACCATGCATATAATAAAGGTAACACTTACGTAGGTGAATTATATAACAAACATCGTTATGGTTTAGACAACGATAGTTTTTATAGCTTCTTTGACAGTATACAAATTTTTCAAATGTCAAGAAAACGATATACTTCATTTACACTTGTTAATCCTTTGATACAAAGTTGGCAACATGATAGTTTAGATAATAATTC